ACAAGTGTGTGGATTACTTCACAATCACCTTACGTACAAAACTGTACTAGTTTCACACCTGGCGGCACTGGGTTTAAAATCGACGGCAGTTTACATAATGGTGGTTATAAAAGTATGGTTGCTAACGACTGGACACAGATCAACTCAGACGGTATAGGAATTCATGCTCTAAACGACGGTAGAACAGAAATTGTATCATGTTTTACATACTATTGTGATATTGGTTATCTAGCAGAAAGCGGAGCAAAGATTCGTGGCATTGTTGGAAATAACTCATACGGCGAGTACGGTGCTGTAGCACGTGGTTTTTCACAGTCAGAAATACCACTAATTGGTAAACTGCGTTTAACAAATCAAACAATTAACTCAGTAACACAACTAGGAACCAATGTTCATGTGTTTACAAGTTATAGAGACAGTGTAGGTAATAGATTTTTTGTAGGACATACGAACCCAACAGCAAGTGATGTATCAAGTTCATGGAGTAACTCAAACAGTTATCCATTTATTGCTAAATTTAATAGTGCTGGTAGTTTGGATTGGATTTACACATATGAAGGTTCATATGGAGCCATTCACTCAGCAATAGAACTAAGTGACAGAATTTATTGTGGTGGTGTAATTTGGGATGGTGCAAACAATGATGGCTTTATTCTTTCAATTAGTAAAGCAGGTGAGATTCAATGGCAAAAAACAATAGGTGACACAACAGAAATTGTTGATCTAGCGTCGGATGGAAATAATTTATATGCTGTAGGTACACATAGCACAACTGGATCGATGGTAATAAAATTAAATCCAGCAGGTGTTGAACAGTGGAGTCGTACACTAGAATATAATGACAGTGCCGCGGCAAATACACTTGTAGCAACTAGTTGTACATTCGCAGGTGCACCAACTACTTCAGTAGACACGTATGCACTAGCAGGCGATGCTACAGCAGAAAATAATTTATACATAGCAAGTTATGATTCAACTGCTAATCAAAGTATAGTTACAAGAATTACCAGCACAGGAACATATGTAGCGAGTTACCAATATGGTGATATAAGAATCAACAGTTTAAGATTAGACACCGGTAACGGCGACGGAATTTATTTGGTGGCGGCAGGTTACTATGACGCTGGAGCAGTAAATAAGAATCCAATTCTTTTTAGATTAAATGTTGCAGGCGCTGTACAATGGCAAACACAAACAAACAACGGCAGTGAAGAAGGCGAGTGGAAAGATGTATTACCGTTTGGTGATGATGTTTATGTATGCGGATATATTAACGAAGGTACTAATAATAACAACACAGGCCACATAGCAAGATTTACAAGTAACGGAACACAAACATGGACAACTAAAATTGATAACGGAACTAACAATGTATCCTTTAATGGTGTTATGCTAGATGGTGTGAATATTATTGTGGCAGGCTTAGAACAAACAAGCAGTATACTTGTTAATATTCAAAGAGATCAAGAATACGGCATTGGCACAGTGACTAGTGGAAGTTATGTATTTGCTAATGTAGGATCACCTCCTAACTATACATATAATACAGTTGTAACACAAGCATTTAATGAAATTGACATGAATAATCTAACGCTAGGGTTATCAGATGAAAGTTTAACACTTAATCAAGCACCTAGTCAAGCAAGAACTGTAGTAGCAACTAGACCGGGGTTTGCTGGTATTGGTACAGGTGTTCTGTTTAATGTAGACGAACTTGACAGATCACCAAAAGAAGGTTCAGTATTACAAATTGATGGCGACTCAGAAACTTATTTTGTTATTGGTGTAAATAATTTTGTTGCTGGCGATAGCACAGACGATGGTACTTGTCAGATTCAATTAGATCCTGCAATTCCAAGCAACAAAACACCAAATGATCAAACTACACTAACGTTCCGTGAAGCGTTCAGTCAAGTGCGTATGAGCGGACATGACTTCCTTGACATTGGTACTGGCGGATTTGCTGACACAAACTATCCAGTTATCATTGACGCTGACTACTCGCAACCACCTAATCAAGACAGAGAAACACTTGCTGAAAACGGTGGGCGTGTGTTCTACGTAACCACTGACCAAGATGGTAACTTTCGAGTAGGTGACTATTTCAAAGTTGAACAAGCCACTGGTAGAGCCACACTTTCGTCAGAAGAATTTGACTTAGCAGGTCTAAATGAATTACAGTTAGGATCGATTACTGCTGGTAAACAGGGTGCTACGATTAACGAATTTAGCACAGATGGTACGTTTGCTGATAACTCAGATCAATCAGTACCAACTGAAAAAGCAACAAAAACTTATGTAGATACACAGATTACACTAGCAGTTGGTGAAGCAAATGCTATTGTTGCAGGATCATCGCCTAATCAATCAAAAGTAACAGTTTCAGGAAGTGGATCATCAACAGACACTATTGATTTTGATATTAACGGTAGCACTGTATCGAAAATTGGCGGCCAGTATATGCTTGTACCATCGGGCAGTACAGCAAATAGACCAGGTTCTCCTAGCAACGGATATATTAGATACAACACAACCATTAATGCATTTGAAGGATATGTAAACGGTGCATGGAGCGGCTTAGGTGGAGGTAATCCGTGGATCACTATTGACAACACTGATTCTCCGTATTCGGTATTAAACAATGATAGAATTTTTGTTGACACAACCGGAGGTACTGTTACAGTAACACTTCCTGCATCACCAAATGTAGGAGACACTGTGAGAGTACTCGATGTAGCCGGAACATTTAATATATTTGCATTAACATTAACAAGAAACGGCAGTAACATTATGGGTGATCCAAGTGACTTAACATTATCTACTCAATACGAAGGTATTGCTTTAGTATATAGTGGTGCAAGCCGAGGTTGGGTGATTCAGGAGATATAAGATGGCAGACTCAAGAGACTTTAAAAATAAAAATACCAAATTTACTGGAACTGACAGTATTGAAGTTCCGGCAGGCACAACAGCAGAGCGTAGTGGTACTGAACTAGGCCAGTTACGTTATAATACAGATCTAGGATTTTTAGAACAGTATAATGCTACTGGTTGGGCAGGTATTGATGCTCCGCCAACAGTAGGTAGTTTTTCAGGAACTATATTTGAAGCAGTTGATAGCACAATTACAATACTAGGATCTAACTTTAAATCAGGATCTCAGGTTGCTATTACAGGAGCGGCAGTAAGTGGAATTGATAGAAATCTTTCCACAACCTTTGTAAACTCAGGAGAACTCACAGCCGCAACAAATGCTTCTAGTGTATCATTCGTAGGCGGAGCAAGTTTTAGCATTAAAGTTATAAACCCATCAGGACTAAGTGCTGTTCTTGAGCCGGCTGGAGACGTAGATCGGGCGCCAGTATGGACAACATCAGCAGGAAGTTTAGGTACGGTAACAGATGGTAATAGAAGTACTACATTCACACTTGTTGCTACTGATCCAGACGGTAGTGGAACAATTACTTACAGTGTTGTAAGTGGAAGTTTGCCTAATGGAGCAAGTTTAGACAGCAATACAGGTGTTATTTCGGGATTTAATGCTGTTGGGTCTAATACAACATCAAACTTTACTGTTAGAGCAACTTCAAGTGTAGGTAGTACAACACAAGATAGAGCATTTAGTATAACAGTTAATGCTCCAGTTATTCAAACATTTACATCAAACGGAACATTTAGTGTACCATCAGGTGTATCGTCAGTAAACGTACTTGTAGTAGCAGGCGGCGGCGCAGGACATGATAACAATTCAGGCGGAGGTGGTGCCGGAGGTTTAATTTATAGAGCAGGATTTCCTGTTTCACCAGGAGGCAGTGTTCCAGTAACAGTAGGACCAGGTGGTGTAGGAAATAATGCTAACGGTTCTAATAGTGCGTTTGGTTCTTTAACAGCAATCGGAGGCGGAGGTGGAACACAATGGGCTCAAGGACTACCAGGAAATTCTGGAGGTTCAGGCGGTGGCGGCTCAGGTAACCCAACCGGAACAAGTAGAGCACAAGGCGGCTCGGCTACACAACCAGGACAACCCGGCGACTCTGGAACTTATGGTTTTGGTAATTCAGGCGGTGCTGGCGCGTATGTTGCTTCAGGTGACGGTGGTGGCGGTGGTGGTGGTGGCGCCGGTGGTGCAGGCGGTGTTGCTCCGCATCCAGGAAGTCAGCCATGGGGCAATGGTGGAAATGGCGGTATTGGCCGTCAATATGATATATCAGGTTCTAACGTTTATTATGCCGGAGGCGGCGGCGGTGGCGCTGGAGGTTCTCCAGCAGGAAACATTACACTAGCACCAGGTGGACAAGGCGGAGGCGGTACAGGCGGTGCCGCGGCTTATCCAGCAGGCGGCTCTCCTGCTACATTTTATGGTGGTGGTGGAGGTGGAGGTGACAACTCTGCTCCTGGTTCAGGATATAAAGGTGTCGTAATTGTAAGGTATTAAGGATAAAAAATGGCAAATAAAAATTTTGATCAAGCATATGAAATACTAATTAAATTTCAACCTCCTTACAGAAATAACGAGAGTGACGAAAATCTAGTAGAAAATTACGGAGTCTACAAAAAAGATTTTGAAACATACAGTAAACAAACTTATAATAGAGATCAATATTATGATTTAACTGTAAATGATTTCAAAGAATACTTTAAAAGCACATATTGGAATAACTGCGGATGTGACGAAATTTTTGATGGTGTGGATTTTTTAGTTTTTGGTTATGCTATTCATACAGATAGTGTTACTGCTATTAAAAAATTACAAGAAGTATTAGGGGTTTCACAAACAGGCACTGTAGATGTTGCTACAACTACAGCAATTGATAATTGTGATGATGCTGTCAAAAAAACACAAATTTTACTTGATTTACAAGCATTTTTATTAACTGAATATAGTGAAGATAAATTTGCCAAAGTAAAAGCACATGCTCAGTATCTAGTCTAATCAATAACTAAATCATAGTAATATTTTTTTGATACATAATACTATATAAGGAACTATAGGAGGTATCATGCCAAAAGTAAAAGGTAACGCACCTTATGACGAAATAGTGTTCGACTACGGTGATATTAACGATGACCATAAAGACGCAGTCATTGAAGTTATGAATCTTGTTAAACAGATGGGAAATCCTGAAATAGCAGAATTTCTAAAATACAAGTTTAATATTGAAGAACAACCAACATTTGATCCTACTAAAACTAGATTCTGGCAACTTGCTAAAAAGTACGGAATTAATATTGCTAGTGGAGGATTTAGTTTAGAAAATGGTGTAAAATATCCATACTGTACTATTGATGCTGATATCCGTGTACTAGAAGATTTTGTAGATAAAATTCGTGAGACACCTCGTATGATTAAAAATTTAGTAGTTGTAGGAGGCGGCACTAGTGCTTGGTTAGCCGCCGCATACACGAGTTATAACTTACCAGACGTTCATGTAACAATTATTGATAAAGAAATTGGTACACCAATCGGTGTTGGTGAAGGTACAATGATTAACTTCAAAGAGTTTTTAGATTTTTGTGGTGTAAGCATTGACGAATGGTTTCCAGAACTAGACGCAACATATAAAGCCGGAACAGACTTTAGAAATTGGCACAAAGATGGTCAAGCAATATGGCATCCGTTTGTATATGAACAGCCGACTAACACAGTAAGCACAATACAAAACCTATGGACCAAATGTACAGATTTAGATTTTAAAGAATGGGCATCACCTTTCTGGGATATTAGTGTAAATCATAACAAAGTAGATTTTTCTCAATTAGAAAATTATGCATATCATGTAGACTGTAGTAAACTAACTGTATATCTACAAAAGAAACTACAAGACAGAGTAACTTTTATCCAATCAGAAGTAGTTAATATTGAAAGACAAGATGAAAACACTATCACAAGTTTAAAATTAAAAAATGGAGATTGTGTAAGTGCTGATTACTATATGGATTGTACAGGATTTAAAGGAATATTAACACCTAATAGAGAACGCATAGATCTTCAAGGGCGTCTTTTTACTAACACAGCGATTGCAGGACAAGTACAATACGAAAATCCTAAAGAAGAAATGCGTCCTTATATTATTAGTGATGCTGTAGAACATGGCTGGATATGGAATATTCCAATACAAACACGTATTGGTAGCGGCATGGTCTTTAATAGAGATGTAACCGATATCGAAAAAGCAAAAGATTATTTTGTTGATTATTGGAATGGCCGAGTTAAAAAAGAAAATTTAAGAGTAATTGATTGGTCACCGTTTTATGTTCCTACTCCCTGGGAAGGAAATGTTGTAAGCATCGGATTAAGTGCTGGATTTATTGAGCCTTTAGAAAGCACAAGTATAGCACTTACAATGGAAGGAATATTTCAATTTACACAAAAAATACAAGACGGTTTTGTAAGACAGTTAGACAAAGATATTTACAATAACACAATGAAAATGTTTTATGAAGAAACTATTGACTTTGTCGTCATGCATTATGATGACTCACATAAAAAAGGAAAATTTTGGGATTATGTAAGAAACAAGTACAAGCATAGTGATAAAATGAAATATTATATTGAAAGATTAGAAAAAGACGACAATCTTATTCCTGTTAGAGGAACTATTGAATCGTTTTTTGTAGGTGCTGGCTGGGTAACATGGTTAGCACAATTAGGATATAAAGTTACACCTAAAAACGGTGACGGTATTCCGGCAGAAGTATCTCGACAAATTCTAATTGATTACAATAAAAAAGTAGAAAAGCAGAGACATGTCTGGTCAAGAGATCACTACGAAGAAATTTGTAGAGTAAGAGCAGTTAAAGACAAAAATGATTGAAATATATGATGATATACTTTCTGAAAAGGATCAGGATGAAATTTTAGAAATTTTTGAAGATTCTTATTTTCCTTGGTATTTAGGAAAAGCAAACAATTCGACTGTTCCTTTAGATTTAAGCGAAAAATGGAGCGATAAAAATACCAAAGAATATCTTCAATTTACTCATATGTTTACAGACGAAAAAGGACAACTAAACAGTGATAGGTTTGAAGTTGTAGACAAGATTATCAAAGCATATGTTGAATATACAAACACACATCTTGAAGTTTTAAGAGTAAAAGCAAATTTACAAACACAATGTAATTTTAGTAAAGAACATTTTTATAACACGCCACATACAGATTACGGCGATGGAATGAAAAAGAAATATCATGTGTTATTGTATTATATTAATGATAGCGACGGCGATACTTTTATTTTTGGAAAAAAACAAGATAACGAATATGAGATCTTAAAGCAAGTAAGTCCTAAAAAAGGTAGATTTTTATTGTTTGACGGTGATCTTTTTCATTCAGGTAGACATCCTATTAATGCTGACAAACGTATGTTAATCAACATCAATCACATTAGATTATAACTCAAAGTTATAGTTAATTGTTAATCTTTTGTCGTGTTTAGAAGGATGAGATCCAGCATGTAATTGATTACTATCAAATAAAACAAATCTGTTTTTTTTTGGAGAAACTTGTTTGATAATTAACCCTTCGTTGTCAAAAAAGAATGTATCTCCGTCACTGTCATTTACATAAAAAATAGCAGTTTTTGCTTTAGAATTCTCAAAATCTGTATGTGGAATGTTGTGTTCGTGCGATTTAAAAGATTCTATTTTAGTGCTTAGATTACATTTTATACGTAACAAATTATATTTTTCTTTAACAATAGTTTCTAATATTTGTACACAAGCATTATTAAAACTAGATACTACACCCCTTTCGTCAAAGGTTGTATGCGATAACACAAAATATTCTTTTATGTTAGGGTTGTTTTCTACAAGATGTTTAGTTTTATTTGCAACAAATGTAGTAGTATTATAATAGCCTGCTTGTGAAAAAAACCACGGAAATTCAGTTCCTGTTATAAATTTTTCTATATGAGTTGCATCATCCGGGGTTATAACATTATCAAATATTTCTATCATTTTTAAATATTCTTTTCTTGTTCAATTACTTAAACAATAATATCTAATACAGTTTGTAGTTTATCTTTAATTGACTTGTTTTGAAGTGTATTACGTAAGCCTACATGCAAAGGTTTAGGCCAACAGTTTACATTAGTCCAAGCGTACCCACTGTGTTCATCATTCAGCGTAGGAATAAATTCATTTTCAACTATTGCAAGATATGTGTGAAAGAAGAATTTACTATCATTTGATGTAAACATTTCTAATGGAATTACTTTTTTAATTGGCGGTGTTTTTCCTACTTCTTCACTTATTTCACGTTCTAGTGCTTTCCATGGAGTTTCGTCACCTTCTGCCATACCTCCAACTAACCCCCATTGCCCTGCTGTTTTAGTTTTTGTACGCTCTAGGAAAAGAAACCGTTTGGTATTACGTGCATAAAATAATGCACCACTACAAACAATGTTTTTGTCTTTTAAAGTACTAGTCGCCATTTATCCCTGCCGTATTCACCTTCATAACTTTTTAACCATGCTCCAGCATCATTTGTATATTTGTACTGTACGCCTGTATATGTATTAGTTATGTAGACAGGGGTTTGTGTTTGACTAGAATCGGCACGTTCATCATTTGATCCTGCATCAAATGTAATTTCCCAATTAGAACCGTTCCATGTAATAATATCATTAGCACTTGCTTGTAATAGTGTACCATCGGCATTTTGCCAAGCATTCATATTAGCGTCACTGCTATCATTGTTAATATGTTGATGAATATCGTTAAGGATCAAGTATCTTGTTCCTGCATTTGATGGTCCAACATTAGGATTAAATGTTAATGGATCAATAATTGCATCAACAGTACCTCTGCTTGCAATACTATCTGTTAAAATTGTGTTTTCAGGAACTGTATCAGTATCAAAACTTAGTACCATTTCGGTGTCATCTGTAGGATTTACACTTGCTGTTGCAACAATTTCTGTACCATCAGATTTTCGTAAACGTATAGTTGACAGTCCTGCTCTAAATTTACCTGGATATTGATCTAGTAATTTATACCAACTTACAGGTTCACCTGTTCGATCAAAGTTACCTGCTGACGGTTCTGTAATTCCTTCTCCTGGACTTAACAGTCTTGCGGTGTTGTTTAATACTAATAGTCCAAAGTTTCCTGCACTAACATTTACAGTTGCAATAGGACTAGCCGCATCAATTATTCCATCACTAATGCTTCCGCTTTCGTCAAAAACACTCATAATAATTTTTTCAATAACACCAAGTTGTTTTACTTTAGCAGGAGGTGTAATCCATATAGGCATTGTAAATGTTAATTCACCTATATCAATTTCTGTATCCACGCCCTGAGGAATACTACGTGTTGAATAGTTTACACTTTGCAATTCAATCAAACTTAAACTTGTCCAGTCAACATAGTTTGCAGTGCTTTGTATTTCTAAACTAGGATTAAACAATACTAGCATTTGTTCCATGATCTGTAATTTTTGATCTGTGTTTGTACTCCAAATATCACATTTCATTTGCAAATTAAATGGTACAGGCATCATACGTTCTACTGTATAACCTGGACCTTGTGTTTGCAAGTATTCACCGGTTGCTTCGTCATAATCTCTTTCACGTAAATGTATTTTACTTACGTGTGTTGGATTTTGAACACGATCACGTGCATACTCTAATCCTGTGATGTAAGCACTTATTCGTGGAGCACTAACAACTTTGTTTTCTGAGTTATCTCTAATAATATGTGCAACTTGGCGTGTTAGATTACCGTACGTAGTAGGAATCTTACGCAATGTTCCGGCACTGTCTTTGTAACTAAAGTTGCTCATTACACGAACAAACTGTGTTACAAATCGTCTTATTTGTCCATCATAAAAATGTTGCATTAATTATCTGCCTTAGGTTTAAGCACTTTCGACAGTGCTTGTCTTTCTTCAACTACTTTGTCGTTAATTGTGTTTGTGTTTGTGTTATTTACAAACGTACCCAGTTGCGATTTTGCATTGTCGCTAGTCATCGGTTCTACTCTTACACCGTCTTCTACTTTTACCCATCGACTGCCATTGAATCTAAACAATCTATTTGGAAAATAATCTGTTCTAAGGAAAAACTCTCCATCGCTAGCCGCTTGTGGGAATTGACTTCCAAATCCGTATGGTGCACCGTTTGGTGGAACGCCACCTTCTGTTAAGTAACCAACATAAAAGTTTTTTTCTGCTGTCTTAAGTGTTGGTCTGCTTGACCCGTCATCATTAATATCAACATTACCTTCAGTGTCAGTTGGTACTACAAAATACTGTTTAGTATCATAACCACTTATTACAGGTTGATTTGGATCTCCTGTAATATCTTCATTTGCTTGGTTTAGAACTGCTTCATTAATTTGCATCTCTTTTTCGTATGTTGAAAGTACATCACGTATTGTTGATCCTGTACCTTCTCCACTATCTTTATCAAAAATTTCTTTAAATTCTTGACTATCTAGTATTGGTTTACATTTTGCTCTAAGTAGATGTGGATACCAAGTTTGTGAAAAACCTTCACTTGGACGACTTACATCTTCAATTACATAAAAGCGTTTTAGTGAAACACTAAAATCATTAAGTGCATAGTCATCTTTCAAGTGCGGTAACTCTAGTACATCACCACTCATTAATTTTCTACCTAAATTTTCAACACTGCTATTCATATGAAATGTTACAAATATTGTGTCATTCTGTAAAAACATACCAAATTGACTAAGATCAAAATCTAAGTCTTGTACGTTATAAATTCCTCTAATTGTGTATACATCATCTGAATATTTTCGATCTC